GCATAAACTATTTGCCATGGTGGGGGTTTTGGGGTAATTTTCCCACAGTGCGCAAATCACCCCCAGCGCAAACACACTTCAGAAGCCCAGCCATCGTGCTGGGCTTTGTCGTTTCTGATAGGCCTATTCAGGCCCTCAAATTTCCATCGTGCTGCTCCCCAGCGCTCCTTTGCCCGGATGCTTCGGGCCTTTTATTCTGGATTGCCCATGACTGACGTATCCCGCATCGCTGACAGCACGGTGTTCAAAATCGTCGTGCCTGTCCTTCAGACAATCCTGTCTGCTGCTGCGATTGGCGCGTTCGTGTATGTCGTGGGCTCGCTCTCTACGCTTCAGGCCTCGCTGAACGCATACCAGACCAGCCAGGCGCTGTTGACCCAGCGCGTTGACTCCCTCGAACGCTCGCGCGATGCCGGTGACAAGTTCATCGACACCCTGCGTAGCTCCGACCAGCGTCAAGACTTCCGGCTGGACTCGCTCACCGAGATGGTCAAGTCGTTCGGACGGCCAAAGTGAGGTGCGCACTGGTTGTAGTGCTGTTGCTTGCCGGCTGCGCACAGCAAGACGCAGGAACCCGGCAACCAGCCGAGCACAAGACAACGATCTTCCGGTTCACGTCTGCCCCGTCGGTGTGTCCTGAGCCCGAACCACCAAAGGCTGCACTGCGCCGCTTGACGAAGAGCCGTGACGACTGGAAGCGCTACGCCGAAAGCCTAGAAAAACTCATCCCCTCGGACGCAGAACATGGCCCTCATCCCTGAATGGCGTAAGGCCTGGCGAATGACCAGTGTGCAATTGGCGGTGGCCGGTGCGGTGCTCAATGCGGCAGCGGCGGGATGGTCGGTGTTTCAGGGGGCAGTTGATCCATTGGTGTTCGCTGTCGTGAACATGGGGCTCAGCATTGCTGTCGCGGTGTCCCGGGTGATCCAGCAATCGAAGCTGCGCGAACCGACGGTTAACGAATAACTCGCGCCACAAATTCAGATGCGTCCGTTTCGTGGCGCGAGGTGATCACATGGCAGCTTCAGCAATGATGCTCACCATCAAGCAATCCTGGTGGGTGATGCCATACATCAACGCAGTCGTCCTGTTCAGTCAGATCACTGGTCTGGAGCCCGACTACGACAAGGTGGCAAGCACTGCGCTTAAGGGAATCAGCATCAAGGCGGTAGACAGTCGATGACCACACAAAAACCGCGAATCCCGGTAACTGCTGGTCAAGTCATCACAACCGACAGTCTCTCGAACATGGTCGCCAACATCGGCACCAACCGGGACAAGCGCTCACACAGCCAATTCGGCTTCGAGTTCGTCACACCGTATGAGCTGGAAGCGGCGTATCAATCGAACTGGCTCGCACGCCGGATCGTGGACAAGCCCAACGAGGACGCCCTGAGAGAGTGGCGTGCATTCAGCGGCAAGCAGGCCAAAGAGATTGCGAACGAAGAGCGCCGCTTGGGTGTGCAACAGGCCTATCTCGATACGTGCTGCTGGGCTGACCTGTACGGTGGTGCTGCGATCCTGATGGTGACCGGGCAGGATCTGAGCCAACCGCTCAACCTCGACAAGATCAAAAAGGGCGGGCTGAAGAACCTGGTGGTGTTCGACCGCTGGGACATTCAGCCGACCGAGTTCAACTTCACCAACCCTCTGGCGCCCAACTGGATGCTTCCAGAGTTCTACATGATGGTGAACGGGCAGCAGAATATTCATCACAGTCACATCATTCGCCGCACGGGTGCTCGCCTGCCGCGCCGGATGCGTCAGTTCGAACAGGGCTGGGGTGACAGTCGTCTGCGTCGTTGCATGTCAGACCTGCGCGATGTGGTTGCGACCAAGGGGGGCATTGCCTCTCTGGTGCTGGAAGCCAACGTCGACACGATCAGCGTCAGTGGTTTGAAGGCAGCACTTGCCAGCGCCCAGTGCGACAACGTGACCGAGCGCTACCGAATGTTCGGCATGCTCAAGTCCATCGTGAACCTTGGCCTGCTGGACAAGGAAAGCGAGACCTACGAGCGCAACAGCATCGCGTTCTCAGGGCTGAGCTCGATCATGGAGCAATTCATGGTGTGGACGGCAGGCGCTGCCGAGATGCCGGTGACCGAGCTTTGGGGGCAGTCAGCCTCCGGCCTGAGCGCCAATGGCGAAGGCGACCTGAAGACTTACCACGGCACGATCAAGGGCAAGCAGGACGGCCAGATGCGGCTGGACCTCGAGCTTATGGATCAGGTGCTGATCCGCTCCGCGCTGGGAACCTACCCGGACGACATCGAGTTCGAATGGAATCCGCTGGCTCAGACCTCTGGTGTCGAGCAGGCTCAGGAGGATCTGGCGGAAGCCCAGGCAGATGCTTTGTACATCGAGAACGGCGTAATCAAACCAAGCCATGCGATGCGCAAAGCTCAGGCCAAAGGCACCTACGCCATCACCGACGAGCAGATCGCCGCGCAAGAGAAGTTAGAGAAGGATCAGGCTGATGGCATTGGTGACGACGGCGACGGCCTCCCGGGTTTCTCCTTTGGCAAAACTGACGGCGCTGAACAAGACGCTGATGGGAAAACGGCAAAGGAAACCCCGAGCCCCTAAACCGGTCCTGCCGAGCAAGGATGCGGAGCAGTTCTATCGTGGGCAGCTTCGAGCGATGGTCCGGTTGATGGCGGGTGAGCTGGTTGCCGCCGTCGAGCCTGAGCTGAAACGGTTGAAGCCCGACTACATCGCGGACAGCCGCATGACGCTCGATGGAAGCTGGACGGAAGAGATCCTGAAGGCGATTCGCGGCGTGTCACAGCGATTCGTCACGCCTCTGTTTGATGCGCAGGTTCAGCGGGTGGCCGCGAGCACGATCAGTCGCGCCGAGGCCGATAACGCTGAGGACTTCCGCAACTCGATCAACCGTGCTGTCGGTATCGACTTCGAGCTGATCACTCGCCCCAAGGGCATGCAGGATTACCTGGAAGCCTCAATCGCTGAAAACGTCAACCTGATCAAGTCCGTCAAGACCGAATATTTCCAGAAAGTGGAAACGATCGTGCTGGGCGGTATGAAGAGCGGCGCTGCCCCATCAGTCATAGCCAGGCAGATTCAGGAGCAGACAGGCATCACCGCCCGCCGCGCCAAGCTGATAGCGCGCGACCAGATGTCACAGATCAACGCCGACCTGACCGAGAAGCGACAGGCTGCAGCGGGGATCGAGTACTACAAGTCAGAAGACGCCGGCGACGTGCGTGTGTCTGGCAACCCTGCGGGGAAATACCCGAACGCCAAGATCAGCTGCTACGGCATAGCCCGCCAAGATATCGGCTTTGGCGAGGGCGTCTACAAGGTCGGTGTCGGTGCAACGTGGGCCGGACAAACCGGGTTGAAGCCGGGCAAGCATCACCCTCTCTGCCGCTGTGTCGCCATCTCCATGATCCCCGGCGTGAACTACTTCCCCGACAAGAACGGGTAACCCATGAAAAGAATGACAATCGACGAGACGTTCGCGCCTACGTCTCGCACCCTCACGCCTGAAGGTTTCCTGTGCGTGAAGGGCATTGCGGCGCGCACCGGGGTTTATCAGTACCTCTCCAGCGAGTTGGACCTGGACGGCCCCGAGCGGATCGTCAACGTGTACCGCTCCCCAGAAGAGGTGTTCGACCCCGAATCCATGGCGACGTACCTCGACAAGGACGTCACCAACGATCACCCCGAAGACCTGGTCGACTCCAAAACCTTCAAGGAGGTCTCGGTCGGTCACGTACGCGGCGTAGAGCGGGACGGCGACAACCTCATCGTCGACATGATCATCAAGGATCAGTCGGCCATCGACGACATCCAGTCCGGTAAGGCCGAGCTTTCCCCCGGCTACCTGGCCGAGTACGTCGAAGCGCCCGGCATCGCACCTGACGGCACGCCGTATGAGTACGAGCAGCGCGACATCCAGATCAACCACAACGCGGTTGTACAAGCAGCGCGGGCCGGAAAGGTCGCCCGCATTTTTGACCACAAACCGAAAGGTATCCCCCATATGGCGACCCGGAAAGTCTTCCTAGACTCCAAGAAAAGCCGCTCCATCATCCTGGACGAAGAGGCCGCTACGGTAGTCGAAGACGCCGTGTCCGCCCTGCAGAAATTCGCTGACGAAGAGTCGGAACGCGCAGACAAAGCTGAGGCCACCAAGGACGCAGCCGAAGAAGAGCTGGAGGAAGCCAAAAAGGCCACCTCTGACGCTGCTATCGGCCTGCGTGTCAAAGCCACCCTCGACACCATCGCCCTGGCTTCGAAAGTCGTGAAGTCCTTCGACGCCAAAGGTCTGGTTTCCCCGCTGGAAATCAAGCGCGCCGCCATGGCGCAGCTGAAGCCGACGCGCGACTGGGCGACCAAGTCCGAGGCATACGTTGTTGCCGCATTCGACGCTGCCGCCGATGAAGCGGACGAGAAGGATGACGATGACGACGACGGCACCAAAACCAACGACAGCCTGACCCAGTTCGCCAAGGACGCCGCCAAGGCTCCAAAGCTGACCACTGACGGCTCCGACACCTACTCCAAGTTCCTGCGAGGTGAAAAGTAATGGCCACCGCAATTGATACCTTTGGCCAGTACGCTGGCAAAGCCTACGAAGGTCAGATCAATGACCTGTCTATGGCCGACGTCACCACCGGTGTGGCAGACGTTGTCATCCCGTTCGCTCGCGCCTTGGTCTCTGGCTCCGCCGCCAAGCGTGATGCACTGCCAGGTGCAGGTGTTGGATTCTTCCTCGGCATCTCCGTGGCCAAGACCGTAGGCGTCAGCACCAGCTACGTGACCGGCCAAGGCCAGGGCAGCACGAACCTTCCAGGCAGCTACCGCGTCGGTGAGGAAACCAGCCGCGTCAGTCACGGCCGCATCTGGGTCAAGACCCTTGGTGGCGCGACCAAGGACCAACAGGTCTATGCGGTTCCGCTCACTGGTGAGCTCACCAACGCCTCTACCGCTGGCAACCATCTCCTTCCGGGTTGCTTCTTCCTCACCTCGGCTGCTGCTGGTGAGCTTGCTCTGATTCAGGTCAAGGGCCTGAATCCAACCACCATTGCCGCTTAAGGAGCGCTCACATGAGAACAATGGACGCACAGGCCCAAGCGCAACTGGGCTTTCTGATCGGCAACCTGACGTATATCGAACAGGAAGTGCTGCGTCAGCCGTACGCGGAGATCAAATATCCCCGCGTGCTGAATGTCGACACCTCGGCACCGGACTACATTGAGTCGATCGGCTTCAAGGTCCTCGACTACAAAGGTGAGCCTGCTCCAATCGGCGACCTGTCCCACGACTTCCCGCTGGCTGAGATCGCATCGAAGATCGGTGGCGTTGACGTGGTCCAGGCTGGCCTGGGCTACACCTACACCCAGATCGAAGTCGGCAAGGCCATGGAAATGGCGAACGCGCAGGGCTTCGGCGGTGCGATCAACTACCTGGCTGAGAAGCCGATCGCGACCCGCACCCTGACCGAGCAATGGCTTGACCGCGTTGCGATGGTGGGTGATGCGCGCTGGACCTCACTGGCAACTGGCGGTCTGATCAAGTATCCGGGCGTTCCTGTTCTCGCTACCGGCACTCTGCTGGGCGGTGCGAACAAGACCTTCGCTCAGATCCTGGCCGAGACGCCGGATGCCGCAGCAAGCGACATGCTGACCCTGCTGAACAACCTGATCCTTCAGGTTTACTCGGTGCAAACCAACAGCATCTTCCGTCCGACCCACATCCTGCTGCCGCTCAAGCAGTACGGGCAACTGACCACATTCCGCATCCCGAACACCTCTGAAACGTTGATCAGCTACCTGGAACGGGTGCTGAACATCACCTTCGAGCCAATCCTGCAGCTGGCAGGCGCCGGTGTCGGCGGTACTGACCGGATGATGGCGTACACCAAAAACGCCCAGTTCGCGAAGTTCCACCTGCCAATGCCGTTCACCCTGAACGCGCCTATCCCATCCCACGGCGGCCTGCGCTTCGAGGCGGCCGGTGTGGTGCGCACTGCTGGTACAGAGCTGCGCGTTCCGATGTCCCACGCCTACGTCGACGGCATCTAAGGAGGTCACATGACTTCGAAGAAGGTTTACACCAATACCAGCGCCAATCCGGTGGTCCTGTCGGATGGCAGCTCGGTGGGCGTCGGTGAGCAAACCACCGATGCCCAGTACGAACTGGCGAAAGGCTCGTTCTGGGAAGAGCACGGCGTGCTGGTTACCGGTGCGCCGGAAGTCGCACCTGAGAGCAATGTCCAGCTCGACGAACTGCGCGCCGAGAACGCCAAGCTGAAGGAGGACCTGTTCAATGAGCAGTCCAGCCGCCAGAAGCTGGAGACGGACCTGAAGGACCTGCCGGGCCAGCTCAAGACAGCGCAGGACAAGCTGACCGAAGAACAGGCTCGTTCCCAGAAGCTGGAGACGGACCTGAAGGCGGCGCTCGCCAAGAAGTAAGGCTGACCCGCTACACAGAAGCCCCGCCAAGTGCGGGGCTTATTCATTTCAGAGGTGCGCGACGTGGCAGAAATCAATGTTGATGTGACGCCGCAGATCGTCGCGGACTTCCGCGAGTTCTACGAAGAGTTCGCAGACCCGGCCAAGTGGTCGGACGGCAAGATCACCAAGGCGCTGAACATCGCCAAAAGTGAGCTAGGCGCCTGCCGCTGGGGCCTGTACCAGCCGTATTCGTTCTTGCAGCGCGGATGGTTCGCCCTCACGGCTCACTACCTGACGTGGAGAGCAGCAACCTCCGATGCAACCTCTGCGGACGGTAGCGCTTCAACACCCTACGCAGTGTCCAGCAAGAGCGTGAGAGACGAATCTGTGTCCTATGCGGTTCCTGCTGCGAACGCCTCGCTGACGGCGTGGGAGGCAGCACTGGCACTCACTCCATATGGCCTTGAGTTCCTGCACCTGGTCAACCGGGCTGGCATGGGGGCTATCTGCGTATGATCGCCCCCACCGTAAGCCTCATCGGCAAGCAGCAGGTTGAGCAGGCCCTGAAGGATCTTGCGCAACGACTGAAGGACGACACTCGAATCCTGGTCGGTGTGCCCAAAGGCGCAGGCACTTACGAGGATGGCAATAACATTGCCACCATCGCAGCGGTGAACAATTTCGGCTCTGCCGATGGACATATCCCAGCGCGACAGTTTCTCGCTCCGGCCATCGACAAGGGTGCGCCGCAGTACCGGCGCCTCGCGCAAATCATGATCCCCAAAGTGCTCAGCGGTGACATGACCATGCTCATGCTGCTGAACAAGATGGGCAACCTCGCCCAGGATCACGTCAAGAAAGAAATCATCGACCTTCGCACCCCAGCAAACGCTCCGTCGACCATTGCCAAAAAAGGGGCTGACAATCCTCTTATCGACACCGGCAACGCTGGCCTGCTCGGCTCGATTCGCTACGTCCTCGACAACGGCAGCGACCCTATCGAAGAGGGAATCTGATGGGCCTGAACATGCGCGGCCACGTCAGCGGCCCTTTCATCACCCACAAGGGCGTGCAACTCAATCGATACGCCAGCGCGGTAGTGGACTTCGAGCAAAAGCTGACCCTGGTCTACTTCGACACCTTCGACGCGAACGTGCAGCCGGTCAGTGACAAGGAAATTGAATTCCTGCAGATCGGCGCCGAGCGCATCAACGACGTGCGTGTCATCCATCGCAATGACGGCAAAGGTATCGAACCCTCAACCGCAGGAAAGCTCGCCGACATCCTGGTGTTCGCCGAGACGCCTGATAAACCAGCCACCTGGTGGAAGTCCATCGCGACAGATTTCAGGCCGTGGCACAACTTCTGCCGGGCCGTGATTGCCAAGCTGGACCCGGAAGAAATCGCCAAGCTGGAGGGCCAGGCCAATGCTTGATACCAAAGCGTTGTGCAAGACGGTCTGCCGAATCGTTGTCGCGGCGACCGGCCTTCCTGCTGATCACGTCATCATCGGCGATCCGGGCGGCCCTTCTCCGGCTGGGCCGTATTGTGCGGTTCGCCTGCAAGACCCTGCGCAGTTCGGTCAAGCCAACGTCACTCAGCGCAACGTTCCAGCACTGGACAACCCTCAATACGAGGACGTCATCGTTCGGGTCGCTACGCAGTTCACGCTGGGCTTCAGCCTGAGCTTCTACCGCACGGGCGCCATGGCCTACGCAGCCTCAATCAACGAGGCAAACAAGCGTGAGCCCATCAAGAACATCATGCGCCGCGACAAGCTCGGGTGGTCGCGCGTGTCAGCGGTGAACAACCTGACCGGCCTGTATCAGGCGGCCATGGAAGAACGAGCCCAGCTCACCCTCTACCTCTACGGCGAATCCATCGCAGAAGACCGCGTGCAGCGGATCTATCGCGTCGGTTTCAACGTGCAAACCGAACAATCTGGCGCGATCGCGCAAGGGGAAGTAAATGGCTTATCCGGCTGAAGACATCATCAACATCACCACGCTGATCAGTTCAGCCGGGCTCGGCACTGCCAACTTCGGCGCGGGCATGGTCTTCGCTGATTTCGACTCGTCCAGCGATGCGACCTTTGCGGAGGGCAGCTATCGCGACTACGGTAGCCCGTCCGCAGTAGCCAAGGATTTCGACATAGCGTCCGACCCATACAAGGCGGCGTTGGCTTGGTTCTCTGCCATTCCTAAGCCGAAGTCGCTGCGCATCTATCTGCGCCTCGAGGACGACACGCCTGTCGAGTCGATGAACGACGCGATCAACAAGGGCATCTGGTTCTACTGGTTCGAGTTCGAAACAGCCATTCGCGCGAACGATGCTGATGTGCTGGCCTTGGCGAGCGCCGGCGATGCTGCTGGCAAGTTCTACGCCTACACCACCAGCCAGGCAGCGGTGCGTGATCCATCGCTGTCGACCGACATCGTCAGCAAGGCGGTGACGCAGGGTTCACGCCGCATGTTCGTGCTAAGCCACGCAACTGCCGCCTACGCGGGCTTTGAACTGGCCGCTGTATTTAGTCGCGTGAACTTCAACGCGGCTAACACCACCATCACCGGTGAATTCAAGAAACTGCCAGGCATCGACGCCGAAGACCTGACCAAGACTGCATACGCAGCGATGAAGCAGAAAGGCGCCGTGTTCTACACCAAGGTGGAGACCGGTGGCGAAGTAGACAACGGCCGCGTCATCAACTCGAAGTCGACTTCGACGTTCGGTGAGTTCATTGACGATGTGTTCAACCTGGACGCATTCGTCAACTTCCTTACTGTCGGCCTGTACAACGCACTTGCGACGATTCCGACCAAGGCCAAGCAAACCCCTGAGGGTCAGCAGATCCTGATCGATGCTGCCGCCCAGATCGGCGAGAAGTTCATCGACAATGGTTATCTCGGCGCGCAGACCTACACCAGTGATGAGACTGGTGAGGAAGTGCTGAGCCGGGGTTACGAGGTCCTGACCGTGGCGAGCGACATCCTCGACATCAGCGATGCCGAGCGTTCTGCCCGCGCCGCCGCCCCCATCACCATGCGCCTGTTCCGGGCCGGTGCCATCCATACCGTCGATGTCACGGTTCAAGTTGATTAAGGAGCAATAGAGCATGGCCTTGAGCGATCTCTCAGTAGAAAACACGATTGTGGTCATCAC